GCTGGGATGAACATACACTGAATTATTTTCCTTTAAAGACTCTACAAGATCCATCATCATAGATCTTTAGTTAGACAAGAGCCATATTTTTTAGTATTTTTTGGACCAAAAGGAACAGGTAAAACCACGATGATGATGGATCTTGTAGAGTCTTTAAAGGAAAATAATTCAGTGTATGTTCATTCCAGCCCTTCAGCAGAAAAAGATTTTTATGATATGTATGATTCAGAAGATGTTATGGTGTTGGATGACTTAGGTCAGAAAGGCGTGTTTCAATGGGCAAACATGATAAATTTTGTTTCTAGCACTCAATGTCCATTAGATTGTGCAGCAGTTGATAAGAATGACGTCAAGCGATTAACGTGCAAGTTGATTTTAGCTACAACGAATAATATTAATCTTATTCTTACTCGCGCAGATCCTATACAAGATGTTGAAGCTTTGTATAGACGTATGAATGTGTTAGACTTTTCTGAAGTTGATTTTTGCGATGGAAAGTATAGTGGGAAAATACATCTTAAAACTCGTGATCCTAAGAGACCGGAGTGGAATATAGGACAGGATTTTGATACACAAGCATATTGTTTAGAGAAAATCAGTAAACTTATAGTTGAGCAAGTTCAAAAGCGCCATGCTTATAAACAAAATATAGGTATACAAAAGGTGGTAATTCCAAAATTAACGACAGAATCTTTTGATATGTCAGATAAAGTATTATACGGTATTTTAGGGCTAGTCGTATCATTATGGGCTAAAGTTATGTATACTAAATTGTTTTCTTCGCAAAAGAGAGAGGAGAAAATTTCTAACTCTCAGGTCAAACGAAAATTTTATCAATCAGTTAAGAGTGAAAAAATTCAACTTAAAAATTTGCTTCCAGAGTATCAAAAAGATTTATTTTTAAATGTTAAAGTTAATGTTCCTGTGGTTGATCGCATGTCCCAGAATGTTTGTGTGTGTAGAATATTAGACCCAGCTAACAATAACTTGCCAGTAGTAAGTTCTTGTGTTGTGTCAGGAAAACTTATAAGTACAGTTCGTCACTGTTTAGTGAGTCCTACAATATCTGAAAATTATTGGATTAAAGTTTATAATGGTCCATCCTCTTTGGTGTATGATAGCGTGAAATGCAAAGTTGTATATGTGTCTGATGTGGATGATGTTGTTATGTTTGAATTAGATGATGTGGTACCTTGTTTATTTAAAGAAATTCCGTTGGTTAAACAAGGTTCTAATACTAATCTATATTTGTTGACTCCACAATCTGCTACATATATTGACCGTTTAGCTGAGTTGGATATGCGGCATACATACAAAAAATATTCTTACACAAATTATATAGAGACAGATGATATAGCTTATTTTTTCAGAGGAGACGGTTTTTGTGGTAGTATTTTAGTGAACGGTGAGGGCTTTGTTTTGGGGCATCATATAGTTGGTGATAAGGAATCAGGTGTGGGAGTTTCAAAGATTTGGAGCAAGAAGACGTTGAATTTCTTGTGGAATTATAAGAAATCTATTCAACACTTTGAAGTTCTTGATAATGGGTCAGGTAATGTAGTTAAATTAAATTTAAATGATCGAGGAACGTTAGTCAAGAACAATACTATAGTGCCTTCTCCTATTCATGGTATATTTCCAGTGGATCGCCAGCCAGCTAATATTCAAATTTTTGGAAATAAAACAACTTATATTCAAGCTTCCAAAGCTTTTGAAGATACTAGTTTTGTTAACCAAGAAAGTTTGGAATGGGCCACTAACACTCTTCATGATATGTTGGGTGATTTTGATATGCAAACTTTGGATCAATTTTTTTATGGGAGAAATTTTAATAATTATATTGATGTATCGGGGAGTGCAGGGCATGGGTACCCAGGGAATAAGAGCGAACACCTTGATAAAGTTGGGAAAACACTTTCTCCACTGCTTTCTAGTAGAATTAATAAGATTTGTATCGATGCAAATAATAGCTTTTATGATTTTTGTGATTTTTCAGAGGATAAGCTAAAGATTGAATTGAGGGATAATGAGAAGAAAGATAATCCTCGTGTTTTTACAGCTTCTCCAGTTTCTTTATATTTTTTGGAGAAGATCTTTTTTGGCAATTTTGTTGAGATGTTGCATAATGATGTTAGTCATATGGGTGCTTTGTATAAGCATTTGACTGGAGTTATGGTAGGGATAAACCCTTTTTCTTCTGATTGGGACAATATGTATTCTTTTCTAACAGAAGTTGGAAATAACGGGTTTGATGGTGATGTTTCTAAATGGGATAAGAAAATGTTACCCCAGTTTCAAAGATCACTGAATGAGATTTTAGTTTCTAAATTGAGGAAGAATACATATTGTAATGATTATATGACATTAAGTACGAAGGGAGTAGAGTTTTTGGCTCGACAAATTTTAGAAACACTTCCTTCCTCAGTACGTATAATTGGCAATGAATCATTTCTAACTACTCATTCACTTCCTTCAGGAAGATTTTTAACAGCCGATTATAATTCATTGATGAACAAATTTTATAATTTATATATATATTGTGAGCTGTATAAAAGAAAGTTTTTTGAATTACCTTCTTTTCAAAATTACGTGCAAGACGTTAGGATTGTTGTTTATGGTGATGATAATATAGTGGGTTGTAAACAAGACATATTGCCTTGGTTTAATGCTTTTTCCTATCGTGATATAATGAGGGAAATGGGAATGGATTACACTCCTGCTAATAAAGGAGATTGGAAAGTTCCGTATTTTTCTTTGTCAGAAACACAATTTTTAAAAAGGAAGTTCATGTTTCATTCTAAATTGAATGCGTTAGTAGCTCCTCTTGACGTCACTACTATGTTGTCTACATTGAATTTTGTATCTGATGAGTTTCGTTCTGATGAGTTGGTTCGTTTGAAATTATGGAATTTTCAACGAGAAGCATTTTTACATTATAATTATTATGAGTTAATGAATTATGTTAAAGGATATATTAAAGGAATACCCGGATTAGCTTCTTTTGCTTTTTTATCTGAG